TATCGCAGAGTCTTATTATTGCGTTGCACAGAATTTGGAGTTTGAAAAGATCATCGATTATTCGCGTGATTTTATGTTTGATTACTTCGGTTTCAAAACTCTAGAGAAAGGCTACCTTCTACGACGAAAGAGTGGTCTTGTTTGGGAACGTCCTCAGCATATGTGGATGCGTGTAGCGATTCAGTTACATGGAGAGAACTATAAGAAGGTAAAAGAGACCTACGATGCTCTTTCGGAAGGATATTTCATTCATGCAACACCTACTCTCTTCAATTCTGGAACGAACCATCCTCAGCTTTCGTCATGCTTTCTAGCGAATATGAGCGAAGATTCAATCAAGGGAATTTATGAAACACTTGGAGAGTGTGCTCAAATTAGCAAATGGGCCGGGGGTATTGGTCTTTCGATTCATAATATTCGTGCACGTGGTTCTAAGATTCACGGAACCAACGGAGAGTCAACGGGAATTGTACCAATGCTCAAAGTTTACAATGATACTGCAAAGTATGTAAATCAGGGTGGAAAGCGTAATGGATCCTTTGCTATCTACCTAGAACCGTGGCATGCAGATATTGAGGACTTTCTACGTCTCAAGCTAAATCAAGGAGCAGAAGAAGATCGTGCTCGTGATCTATTTTATGGCCTTTGGATTCCTGATCTCTTCATGAAGCGTGTAGAGAAGAATGAAAATTGGACACTTATGTGTCCTCGCGAATGTCCTGGACTTGATGACGTTCACAGTGAAGAGTTTGATAAACTTTATACGTCATACGAATCGGCTGGAAAGGGTCGCAAGACAATGCCTGCTCAGAAACTATGGCAGATGATTTTGGATGCTCAAATTCAGACTGGTACACCGTATCTCTGTTACAAAGACGCTGCTAACTCAAAGAGCAATCAGAAGAATCTTGGAACAATCAAGAGTTCAAATCTTTGTACCGAAATTATGGAGTTCTCGTCTCCTGATGAAACAGCTGTTTGTAATCTTGGAAGCTTGGCTCTTCCTAAGTTTGTTCAGAGAGCATATCATGCGGATGGAGAGTATCGTTTCAACTTTGAAGCACTAAGAAAGTATACTGCCATTCTAGCTGATAATTTGGATATTGTAATCGATAAGAATTTCTATCCGACTCGCAAATGTGAATACTCAAATAAGCGCCATCGCCCTATTGGAATTGGAATTCAGGGACTTGCCGATGTATTTGCTATGCTTCGTATTCCTTGGACGTCACCTGACGCTTCAAAGCTAAACCGTGAAATCTTTGAAAATATCTATTATGCAGCGGCGAATGCTAGTATGCTAGGCGCGACTCGAGATGAATGGCGAGCTGACATTTCAGCTGTTGGTCATAACTCCTATCTAAGCTTTAAAGATTCGCCTATGAGTCAAGGAAAAATGCAGTTTGATCTTTGGAACGATACGCCTACGACTACGTATCTTGATTGGACTACTCTTCGTAAGACGTGTAGCACAGGTATTCGTAATTCACTACTTATTGCTCCAATGCCTACAGCGTCTACGTCTCAAATTTTGGGCAACAATGAGTGCTTTGAACCATTCACGTCTAATTTGTACACTCGTCGTGTACTCAGCGGAGACTTTATGATTGTGAATAAGTATCTGGTTGAAGAGTTGGTTAAAATTGGTCTGTGGACTGCAGAAATCCGTAGTCAAATTATGGCAGAGAATGGTAGTGTCTCTAACATTAAGGAAATTCCTGCCGATATTCGTGAAATATTCAAAACTGTCTGGGAGATTCCTCAGAAGACACTCATCCAGATGTCTCGCGATCGAGCGCCGTTTATCTGTCAGTCACAGTCTCTTAATCTGTTCCTTGCCGAACCCACATATTCTAAGATTACGTCTATGCATATGTTTGCCTGGAAGCAAGGCTTGAAGACTGGTTGTTATTATCTGCGTACAAAGGCGGCCTCATCCGCGCAAAAATTCACGGTTGACCCCACTTGTCTTTCTTGTAGTGCCTAAACAATTTCTCTTTAGTTAAGTATAAAATGTCTACTGATGTCGTCGAAGGTGGCGCTCTAGCTCTCTCCCCGGCTGCGACCGGTGGTCGTCGTCGCTCTCACAAGAAGCTCCGCGTCGTTAAGAAGAAGACGGTGCGTAAGATGCTCAAGAAGATGGGTCTTAAGATGCGCGGCGGTGCCCCTGCTGCGGATCCGGTTGTCGTGAAGCCGGAAACTCTCGTCGCTGATCCGGCCTCTAAACCCGTAGTTGCAGTGACTGGTGGTGGTGATCCTTACATGGGTGGCCGTCGCCGCCGCAGCGCCAAGAAGACCGCCCGCCGTAGCCGCGGTCGCCGCCTCTTCGGCATGAAGTACTAAACTGAGAGTTCTTCACCAATTTGAGTAACCATAGCAAATAACTGTTCATTAAATCCGTAATGACATCCGTTAGGCTCCTTGAGTGTAGGGGTCTTTCGAGATGAAGTATTTTTTGGATGAATTAAACTTACAATCACATCCTGAGGCGAAAGCTCTCTACACATTTGCTCGCGACCGCGAATAAATGCGTTACCTTCTCCAACATGAACTTTTTCATCAAACTTTCCTTCATTCCAGAACTGACGAGTAAAAACTAGAGTAGCTTCGGAAACACGCTCGGACATAGATAGTGTCATAGGTGGAACATTCATAAATGATGAAAACTTAGTAATATCGTAGCAAGGGATTGTTGTACAAAATCCACACTGCTTTACGGGTTCTTTTAGCATCATAGCTACACGCTGTAGAACACTATTGTTTGGATATACATCGTCATCGTCCATTGTAACCATAATATCATACATAGCGCTTTCAACGGCAAGATTACGCTTCTGTGAAATCGTCATACCAGGATCACATTTTACATACTTTACATTTGGTACTCCAATAAGTGTATCTTCAATGGGATCATCTCCATCATCTACAATTACCCACTCAAGTTTATCTTCGGGGTACGATTGGATCATATAAGAATACTTTGCCAGAGGCATAAATACACGACGATTCTTGGTAATTGTTAAAATTGAAACATCGGGTAGGTTCTCTTCTTTGGGGAATACATCATTTAATGTGTATGCTGGTAGAGATGCATCAAGTGACCCAGCAAGTACAAGCTTCATACGCTCAATCCATGCCTTATGGTTATGTTCATACAAATCACGAATAAATACAGAGTTTTCTTGCTTAGTTCTGATAGATACGTCAATGTACTCGACCAACATTTCTATGATAGAAGTCACACTAGTATCAACAAGGCATCCAATGTGTTCCGGTTGTTGTACAGTCGCCGAAGCTTCTCCGTAATAGACACCAGGCTGTATTGCCCCGATAATGTTTTCAGTAAAAGGTTTGATAGGTGATAAAAGTAGATTACAACCAACAGACATTGTCTCAACAACTGCGTGTCCAAATCCTTCAGCGGCAGATAGGCAAATACATAAACCACATTCTTTCAGAAGTTCATCATATTCATCCTGAGGTAGAACTTCTCCGCGAAGGATAACCTTATCGGATATTTCAGGAGGAGAATAGACATTAATATGTGCAGATGAATACACCACGTGAAGAACAGGTAGCTTTGAATAGATTGAAGGTACAGTTGCTTTCATGCGCTTATATGCCTGAAAAATAGGTTTAGGGTTGCGAAAGATATTTTTACCCACAGGCACAATCGCTTTCGAATAGTTCTTCTTTACAGTAGTAGGATTCCAACCCTTATCAATTGACGACCAGCCAATATATTTTACGTTTGCTTTGTAATTAGATGCTTTATTGAAACATTCGCGAGCCTCAGTAGTTTTTACCCAAATTTCATCAAACATGGTCATGTAGGGAATCCACGTTTTATATGTCCATTCCTGATTAGGAATCCAAATATTACGACGCGCGTATGCAAATAAACAAGGATTTACAACTTCAAGAAAGATATTTACATCCGCTTCTTGACACTGGGGAAATACATATGGAATACGAAATATCTGCACATTATCTCCGTAGACTGCAGTCAAAATTCCTCTCAAAATATTTGAATCTTGAGATAGACCTGTATTGGTCTGAAAGTTTGATATAATATTCACTTTCATTTGGCTTTTTGAACAACTTTTCGCAGTAAACGCTTTGTTGTTCGTGTTCGTGGATACTGACGCAATGTTTTTTGACGAATGTTCAAATATTTCAAGTATCGTACCCAATCTTTGGTCACACATGGACTTGCAAATACACAAGGTCTATCACGGAACCACTTTGCTTCCACTTCGCCTGACCATTTCCAAAATTGAATAGGATCTGTAACTTCTGGTAGATTCTCAAGCTCAGTTGTTTCAACAAGTTCACGACATAGTTTCTTTTGTTCGGATGATTCATATCCATAAAATTCACCGAATAGATCTGTTTTATACTTTGTGTCAACAATACTATACTGTTTTCCATCCCAACCAACTTTTTCTATAGGTCGAAATGAATCCCATGTGGGTTCAAATGTATATAATTGACTTTGATATTTAGCATAAATGCGGTCATGAAATACGCGAAGATCCATTACGTATTCTAAAAAAATGATTTGAGCTCGCCTGTACGCGTACCATAAACTTGAGTATTAATAGGACCAGCAATCGGAGGAGCAAAATCCTCAATATCGCGACGATAGAACTGATAGAATTCTAGCTCCGAATAAATCTTTGCACTAGCATATCCAATAACGCGACGGTTTAGATCATCTAACTCTTCAGCCACACGAGCATCATTATTCTGACCAAACATAAGGTAATAACTGCGCATAATAATTTGAAGATCATCGTCACTTTGGCGATCAATGCGATGCTGTTTATTGCTCATTAGCCAAACATGTTCAGCAATTTTATCCTGCAAAACATCAATATTTCCCTTGCTAAAAAATACAGTGTTTAGAGGAGTAGCTTTGTGCTGGCGACCAATAAGATCAGAACGGGGATCATGTCCCTCAATGGCCGGACCTTCCTTCCAAGGCTTAGATGTCATTCCATAAGACTGGTGAACATCATTAAAGTTAGGAATACGTCCACCGTGTGCAGGAGGAGGATACTGTGCTGATGTAGACGTCATATTATAGCGATTCTCCACACGAGGATCCTGAATCTTCTCTAGAACACTTTGGTCCATTTATCATTATGAGTGAATAAAAACGAATTTATCAACTAACTTAATATAAATAATAAAATGCCAATACCTGTTATCATTCTTGTTGGAGGACCTAATACAAATGCAAAATTTGAATTTTATGAGCGATTTACCGCTTGTAAAATAACTGACAAAGTACATATTCATGTAGTTAAAAATGCAATTCCGCAAATTGTTCTTATAAATACTCCGGCATATCACGAGAATCGCGATCCGCTAGATTACTGTTGGGAAGGTATATTTCAAATTGGTGATATCATTGTAAACTTCGGAGATTGGATGCCCAGAGAGATCTATGGCGTTAAACCTCCATTTAGCCATTTACCTTTCTTTCTTACATGGTCGGGCGACCATGATGAGACAATGACTCGAATTATGGATAAAGTAGCAGAGATGGTATAAAGGGGGATGATATCTATATTGTGGTTGTTTACCGGAATGCTTGTAGGATTTTTAATTGTATCGGTATTTTATCCACCGGTTCGTCCTGATAAAAGTCTACCAACTCCGGGTGATAAATCAAAGTTTTATACGGGTACGGGGTGTGTAAAATTTGTTTCGAAGGAGGTACCGTGTACAAAAAATACAACATCTCTTAATTTCATCGCGTCTCAGAACAAATGATGCAGGTTATCAAAATTCTCCACAATGAACGGAGTATGATGTTTATTTCATTTTTAATCGGTATGGGACTCGTCATTATGCTGTTTCATAAGCCTATTCAAGAAAGAAAGACCTTGTCCTTACCTGTAGCAGATGTTGTTAAAGAAATTGTGTCTATTGATGGAAAATGTTATCAATATACTGCGCAAGATGCTACATGCGAAATACCCTCTTCTAAATAAATGCAAGATAGTGGAGCTACGGATTTAAGTTCTCTTTTGGGAAGCGGTCCTGTTCAGAATCCGAGTCTACCTCAGTCAACTACATTTGCGCCTATGGTAACGGGCGGCGTTGACCCTTTTATTGCTCCTGTGAATACTAGCAATCAGAACAAGCCGGCGGTAACAAACTATAACCACGACGCGACATTTAATTCGATTCGTTATGCAGTTCGTGGCCTAATGATGTACTTTGGATTTTTCCTAGCTGCTGCGATTATCTCCCTATCAACTCCTCGCAGTCTCTTACTTCAGTACATTCCTCATACGTACACGACAGGTGGTACGGTTTCTTACACGGGTGCCGCTGTTCTAGGTTTAGCAGCTGTAGCAATTGCATATGTAGTAGGTACTCTAGGAAGTAGTATAATTTAAAAATATATTTACTGTGGATCACCAGATACCCAGTCCTCTACCCAGTCAGTACCTGTGTAATCAAGTGGGCTTATTTCAATTTTTTCAATTCTATTTGTCTCTCTAGAAATCACTTTTAGCATAGCATGGTTCTCAAAATTATGAACGATGCTATAACTATAGTTTGATGGATCTGTATATGGCATAACAGGGAAATTCCATCTGTAATACCTGTTTGTTTTTACATTGCATATTGCACATAGTCCATCAATATTGGCGAAGATCACCGACATTTTGCTTAAGATTTGATTTAAAAAGTATTTTTGTTCCGTTTTTACGAATATTCAACACGCCTAAGACCCCACTTTTCCATACACTTGGTCAGGAATACCTGACAGTCGTGGCAAGGCTTAGACTGCATAATTTGGTCATTCTTGTTCAAACGAAATACCGTCAACACGCAACCACGAAGTTGTGAGATATCACCAAGACTCTTCACAACTGCGCATTCTGCATGCAGTGTTTGGTCATTACAACCACAACCACTCGAACGACTTCCTGCCTTATTTCTAGCTACTGCAATCACTTTACCTCTTTTTGTTATTACTGCGAAATGTTCGCTTGTGTTAAGTCTCTGTGTATTGTGGCAGCCACGCCTATCCAGCTTCTCGCGATTAGCGACAACGAACGACATTTTATTGCTTTATTCTTGATTTAATAGAATGAAGTCCGTTTTTAGACAATATGGGTCTTTTAAAGTATCAAGTATGAATGATTCTTGGAAAGCTCTACGTCGTCATTCTCGAGGATGGATGGAAGATCCTCCTGCTAAGGTCCACGTTTCAATTATGTTCGGCGCCGGATTTATGGTAACTCCTGCATTTATTGCAAAACACAATATAACTCATGTTGTAAACTGTGCTCAAGATTCAGATAGTCCGGAGTGGTTTCGTGATCATAATCCTACAAAATATACATGCATTAATGCAGTTGATAATATATCTGTTGATATAACCGGTTGGTATCCGCGGTTTGCTGACACAATGAATAAATTTTTATCAGATCCAGAGTCAAAAGTTATATTTGTTCACTGTCAGTGTGGAATTAATCGAAGTGGATTTTTGACACTGTTATATTGTATTCAAAAATTTGGTTACGATTTTGATTCGACTGCTAAAATGATTCTAGCACAAAGACCATGTGCATTAACAAATCCTGTTTTTCGCGAACAACTTATAAACTATATTAAAAGTAATGGGAGATCTGGGTAACAATCCTATATGGTCAAATTTAGAAAATGAAAGCACGGAACTGTTGGGTCCGTCCTACAGCTATTCGGATAATATTCCAGGTCCTGGTTCTTTGGGTGTTGGCTCAAATGGAACATTTGGACAAATTAGTACCAACTTGGGAGCTGTTGAAACATATGTGAAAGGAATGATCACAGGTGATCCTCCGTTAGGAAACCGTTTTTTCATAAATACAGGTGGTACATGCACAGCAATAGACGGATCCCTACAGTCTCGATACAATTTTATTAATAACATTCCGGGTGGCGGTAGCCCACCTGCAGGTTTGCAAGATTTGTCATTTCTATCAAATGATCTTCGTGGATTAATTCCGGGAATCATGGAAGACATTGAAGGTCTTGATCCATATTATTTATTTAGTGCTATGACGGCAGATGGAAGTCCTCCTTGTGACTGTTACACATGCGATGTAACAAGTGGGGGTGCTTCTTATTTTTTGACTACATCCTTATCTCCTGATTTTGATCCAGCTCTTTGCACCAAGACTGATATTTCTAAGTGTAAGCCCGCACCTAAAGAGTCATTCACAAATCAGTTTGATACAACTATGATTCCAACAGTTCTTGCAGCGGCACTCCTTTTATTTTTTGCAATGAAGTAGTATTTTAAGAGTGAAACTTTAGTGAAACAATAAGATGGAAAATATCTTCCGTATAAAAAAGACATCTGATTCATCGTCGCCTATAAAAACGCAGGGCACGCTCGATCATATTCATTCTACGATCATATCATCAATTCGAGATACTAAATTAAATACAAATGAAATTGAAGAACAATGTGTAAAATTGGAAGAACATGTTGAGGACATGACTGTATCAAGTTCAATTGAACAAGTTGTTAAATCGTCTAAAGCAGAATCGGAATTAAAAGAATTACGGTTTAGATTAGATTCTAAAAATCCAGTTGAAGAATATTACGTAAAAAATGCAGACATTATGCTTCAATATTACGGAAATACAGAGAAACCAAAACAAGCAGCAACGTCTTGTATGGATGAAAATACATTCGTAAAGTATTTGGTCACAAGTACGGCCGGCGATACTGGTAGTCAAAGTAAAAAACAACTTTTTGAAGAATATGCTACTCGTATGAAACTGAAAGGAATGGAAGTTGCGGAAATGAAACAGGTTATTACCGAACACTGTGAGTCCTGTAATATTGCTCGTGAAGAATTGACATCAGAAGGTGTACTTGTATGCCCTAAATGTGGATCAGAAGAATACATTATGGTAGTATCTGATTTTCCTTCATTTCGCGATCCTCCTAAAGAACGCAATAATTATGCGTATAAAAAGATCAATCACTTAAATGAAATTTTGAATCAGTTTCAAGCAAAGGAATCTACAATTATTCCAGATGAGGTGATGCATGAAGTCATCAGTGAAATTAAGAAACGCCGTATTCAGAACATTGCTCAAATGACCGAAAAAGAAATACGAGACATTTTAAAGAAGCTAAATAAATCTAAGTATTACGAACATGCCGCTCATATTCTTTCGAGACTTAATGGAAACCCTCCACCAACGATTACGCCAGAAATTGAAGAAAAGATTCGTACGATGTTTCAAGAAATCCAGGCGCCTTTTTTGCTGTACTGTCCGGATGACCGCACTAACTTTCTGTCTTATTCGTATATTTTGTTCAAGTTCTTCGAGCTGCTGGAACTGGATGAGTACAAAGCGTATTTCCCTTTACTAAAGTCACGTGATCGTTTGATTGCACATGATTTTATATGGAAAAAAATTTGCGAATATTTGCGCTGGGAATTTATACAAAGTGTTTAAAAACGGATTTGTCACGTATTTGTTACATAACTCTCAATAAAATGTCTGTCACTCTACTTTCTGTCAACTATAACGAGTCGTATGATGATCTGGTTGTAAATGATACTAACACTGTGCGTGTTATGTACTTTGCTGGTCAAAAGAAGGCTAAGCGTGATGATTGGATTACGCCTGGATCAATTCTAATCGAGAAGATTGATAGCCAATGGCTGTATGTTGGGATTGTAATGTTTGTTTATGAGGTAGAGCCAGTTGATGGAGTTGCTCGGTTTCTACTAGTTCTAGAGAAGAACAATCATTCTGGAGTTACGGGTAAGACCAAGAAGCTTCTTATGGAGAAAATTGGTTGGATTCTAAGTGATGATGCTCCCGGAATTGCCCACGTAACTCATGTTTAAAGCTAAAACGGTATAATATACCAATACAATGCGTTTTTTACTTATTAGTACTCATGTTGATCAAATGACCGGCTATGCTAAAGTTGTAACAAATCTACTTCAGCAGATTTCTACCGTTCCGAATGTAAAAGTTTTTCATTTTGGGTTTCAACGGCATCCATCTCGTCCCGGAATTCGAACTGCTCCCAAAGGTATTATTCAATATGATGCTGCAGCAAATGAGGATCCTCGTGAAGAAGGATTTGGATTTAATAAAATTAACGAGTATATTGATACAGTAAATCCCGATATCGTTATGATCTATAATGATCCATTTATTGTTTATAAATTTATTGAAACGATGAAATATGAAAAAGATAAATCATCGTTTAAGCTTTGGATCTATCTAGATCTTGTATATAAAGGAACTGTGAAACCCATTGTTGAAAAGATTAATCAATCGGCTGATCGTATTTACATGTTTTCAGATACATGGGTTAAAGAATATACAAGCTACGGACCTGCTCCAACAATTTCAGTAATGGAACATGCTGTAGATTCCACTGTGTTTTTAAGAGCTGATAAGTACACACGTAGTGGTCTTCGCATGTCTACAGGTATTCCAACAGATGCTATTATTTTCTTGAATGCAAATCGTAATTCTCAACGAAAGCGACTTGATCTTTGCATTATGTCATTTGTTGAACTAATTTCACGAGATATTACCAAACCTTACTTTTTGATGATTGTAACTGCTGCTACAACTCAAGGCGGTGCATATTATGACATAACTCGTATTTATAATACTGAACTTGAAATGCGCGGTCTTTCATTGGATACAATCGGTAAACGACTCATACTTGTCGATTCTGCAGCAACTCCACTGTCTGATGCTAAAATTAATGAAATATATAACATCACAGATATTGGAATTAACACTAGCGACGGAGAAGGGTTTGGTCTCTGTCAACTAGAGCATTTGTATACTGGTGCTCCTCAAGTTGTAACTGATGTTGGAGCATATTCTGCATTTTTGACTTCCGATGTTGCAGAATTTATTCCATCGTCTGGGCATTCGTATTTTTCAGGATCAATGCCAATTGGGTTTCAATGTCCAACATTTGACCACAAAATGATTGCAGATGCAATGCAGAAGACAGTCGACACGCTTGATGAGCGTCGTGCAGCGGCTAGAACTTATTCGTTCAAAACGTGGCCAGAAGTATGTGCTAACTGGCTTACGGATATTCGCAATGAATGTAAATAAATGGAGACCTTTTACAAACGAATCGGTGAACTATCTCACGAACAACGCAGAGCAGTTTTGACTAATATTATCGCTCAAATGCGTCAACACCAACAGCATCCAATCGCCGACGCATTTTATGATATACTGTCATGTTATCCAGAAATTCCTTTGTTTAAACACGAACAAAGCTTTAGACTCTATCTT